AGGAGCTTGCCAGCGCTGGTGCGGATTTCTCGCAAGCCAAGCAAATGCTCGCACAAATTAAACCCACATCACCATTCCCCGCCCAAGAACCACGGCGCATGGCTGACGGAGGGGAAGTCGAAAAAAAGCCAGAGCCCAGCATGGGCGAAAAGGTAAAAGGCACGGCTAAAGAAATCCTGCGTAGTACCCAATATACCCCTTATGACTTGTTGGGTGCTCCGGTAGACATTATCAATCTTGGCTTAAAAGGTGTAGACTACGTCACCGGCAGTAAGCTTGCGACTGAGAAGCCTGTAGGGGGCAGTGACTATCTGATTCAAAAGTCTCGAGAGCTAGGCATTGCCGACAAGCCAACCGGCTCGACCACAGAAACTTTGACACGCTTGGGAACGGGAATTATAAGTCCTACTGCCGGACCAAAAGCAATGGCTGTTGCTGCAGAAAAGATAGCGGCTAAAGCTGCGCCTAAAACCGCAAGCCGCACTCAGCTAGACGAGGTTGTTGCAATACAACCACCCAAAGCCCTACCCGCTCCTGTTGCTGCGCCAGAGGCTGCTCCTGTCTCTGCCCCTGTTCCAAGTAAGCCCCTAGTAATAGGTAAGATGGGCCCAGATGAAATTGACCCAGCAGTACAAAAACAAATAGACGAAATAGTAGTCCCAACAAAAGAGCAAAAAGAAAAAGATAGGCTGTTTTTTGGTCAAGTAGAAAAGTGGACAGAATCCTTGCCGGGCAAGCCTACAGTACAAGAAGTTAAAAATCGTTTTGCAAAAGTTGGGCGGGAGTATGAGATTAGCCGTTTAGATTTAGCCCTGCAGGGTAAAAATCCAAATGACAAAGTAACTTCAAAAGAGTTACTAGAAGCACTAAAAACAACTTCTCCTCAACGCTATCGCACAGTAATTAATGAGCCTCAGCAGGGTAAGTTTTATCAAAGTATGGACAACCCACGTCCGTCTTCTCCGCTTGGAACAATTAATCTTTTAGAAGATGTAAATCCTAAAGAAAGTCTTTCTAGTAGTGTTTCTGAAGACCTTTCTAGACTTAAAAATATTGTTACACAGCCCTTCTTTTTTAGCTATAGAAAACCAGGCGACATGAAGTTACTGGCTACTTATCTTAGAGGTCCTTTAATTGGACGGCCTGACCTTGCTGATTCTGTTAAAGACTATGAGAAAAAAATGGTAAAGCTTGATGACAGGTTTATCACCCTACAGGGTGATCGAGATGCTCATAAATACATATACACAGGGTCAAGCAGGGTAGGTCTAAAGGGAGCAGACGAAATACGAAAAGCACAGGAAGAACTTCTACCAAAAATACTACAAGAAAATAATTTAGACCCTGCTAACTATCGATATAACTTTGAGTTACCCCCTCAAATTAGGGAAATTCTTGATGAAAGAGTCAGCGAAGCTGTTTCTACTAAAATAGCTAAAGGACTTGCTAATAAATATAACTTTGAATTTACAGACATTCCTAGCCTTGAAAAAACCATGGCAAATTTATATGAGCAAGCACGTCTTGAAAAACAAGTAGGAATGACTGATGCTGGTCGTGCGTTTGAAGATGAGCTGCAAATAGCCATAAACAAAACAGGCGCTCAGGGGCCTTACCCAGGACAGCATTCTTCTATTACAGGAACCAACAATCCAATAGCATTTAGTCGTTTTTTAGAAGTAGAACTTCCAACGGCTAAAGAAGGAAAAACAAAAGGTATTTTTGTTACTGAGTTACAATCAGATCGTTTTGACGACCTTCGTAAACTTGGTCCTAAGGGCGGTAGTGTGTATAAAGACATAGAAGAGTTTGAGAAATTAGACTCACAAATAGATATTGTGGTTAGACAAGCAAGACAGTTTTTAGGTAACCGAAACTTTAAAGAACTAAGTGAAGCAGAACAGAAAAAGTATCTTGAGTTTGGAATAGAAGAAAATAAATTAGGGCAAAGAAAAAATCAGTTAGCAGAGCGCTTTAATAGTAGACCAGACGACCCTGACGCTTACAACGTTGCAGAAGCTTTCCCTGGAATGGAAAGAATGCCACAGGTTTCTCAGCAGTTAATGATTAAAAACGCAGTAGCAGCGGCAATACAACGAAAGAACCAGTTTGTTTTATTTCCTGGGGCAGATTCAGCACAGGCACAGCTATATGAAAAACTACCGTTTAACGTAAAAGCCGTTGTAAAAGACCTTGGACCTGGATTTGAAGTTAAAAAAGTGCCTATGGAATCAGAAAATGGTGATATTGTAGAGAGATTAGGCATATTTTGGGATCAAAAAGCGGCTAGTCGGGTTGCAGAAGAAGGCGTGAGATTTGCAAAAGGTGGCTCAGTAGATAAAAATGACCTACCAGATCAAAAATATATTTAGGAAATACCATGGCTATTGAAAAAAACCGTCCAGAAGACGAAGAAACAATTGATATTGAGCTTCCTGAGATTGAAATGAAAACGCCAGAGGGCGACATTGAGATTATTTTGGAAGAAGATGGCGGTGCAACAGTCGAAATGGGTGAAAAAGACCACGAAGAAGTGCCGTTTGACGCCAATTTAGCCGAAGTAGTAGACCCCAGCGAGCTTGGTCCTATTTCCAGCGAGCTTATGGCGTTGTTAGACGCTGACAAAGCAAGCCGTGGTGATTGGGAAAAGCAGTATTCTAAGGGTTTAGAGCTTCTTGGCTTCTCATACGAGGAGCGTACCAAGCCATTTAAGGGTGCTTGTGGCACAGCACACCCCATGCTTACCGAAGCAATCGTACAATTTCAAGCCCAAGCGTTCAAAGAACTCATGCCAGCCGAAGGCCCTGTCAAAACACAGGTGCTTGGCAAGGAAACTCGTGAGAAATTAGCCAAAGCAGAGCGTGTCAAGGAGTTCATGAACTACGAACTGACTACTGACATGGCGGATTACACCCCTGAGTTTGACCAATTACTGTTTTATGCAGGTTATGGTGGCTCAGCGTTCAAAAAAGTCTATCAAAACCCACAAACAGGCAAGATGGTAAGCAAGTTAGTGCTGCCAGATGACCTGTTTATCCCCTACAACGGCTCTTCCATCATGTCGAAGTGCCCACGCATTACTCATCGTGTGCCAATGGACGCAAATGAGTACCGCAAGCTAGTCAATATTGGCTTTTATCGTGATGTCAACGTTCAGCCTGTTGTTAATTCGACTCCAGGCGACGCAATTCAAGACAGCATCGACAAATTAGTCGGTATGTCTGCCTCTGGTGAGCCAGAAGAAGTGTTTTTGTATGAGTTCCACGTGGATTGGGACTTAGAAGGCTTTGAAGACAAAGACGATGACGGCGAAGAAACCGGTGTTGCCCTGCCTTATGTCATTACCATCGAAGAAAGCACCAACCAAGTGGTTGGGATTCGTCGTAACTGGAAAATGAAAGACGGTTACAAGTGCCGTAAAGAATATTTTGTGCATTATGTGCTTGTAGAGGGACCGGGAGCCTACGGCCTTGGTTTTGTACACTTGATTGGTGGCTTAACCCGCACCGCAACATCCTCCATGCGTCAATTAATCGATGCTGGAACCTTGGCTAACCTGCCTGCAGGCTTTAAAGCTAGGGGCGCCCGTATTGCCAACGACGACGTGCCGCTGCAACCGGGCGAATGGCGTGACATTGACGCTGGTGGAGCTGATTTACAGTCTTCCTTGTTACCACTACCGTACAAAGAGCCAAGCCAGACGCTATTTACCTTGTTAGGCTTTTGCGTTGAGGCTGGTAAACGCTTGGCGTCCATTGCAGACATGCAAGTAGGCGACGGAAACCAACAAGCAGCAGTTGGAACGACCATTGCGCTCTTGGAAAAGGGCGCAAACATCATGTCCGCTATTCACAAGCGGATGCACTATGCCCAAAAGCTTGAATTCCGCTTATTGGCTGACGGCTTTGGTGAATCCTTGCCTGACGAGTACCCATATGATGTACCCGGCGCTTCCCGTAAGATTAAGCGTACCGATTTTGACGGCAGCGTCGATGTAATCCCTGTTGCAGACCCCAATATCTTTTCAACAGCGCAGCGTATCACTATGGCGCAGACTCAGCTACAGCTTGCACAGTCGGCTCCACAGATGCACAACCTGTATGAGGCATATCGCCGTATTTATGAGGCGCTGGGAACTAAAAATATTGACGCAATCCTAAAACCACAGAACCCAGACTTGCCAAAAGACCCAGCCACAGAAAATGGCGACGTAATGGACGGAGTCAAGCTCAAGGCGTTTCCTGGACAGCAACATGACGCTCATATTGTGAGCCACTTAATCCAAGGTATCTCGCCAATCCTCCAATCCAATCCTTTGGCTGCGGTGGAGCTGCAAAAACATATCCTAGAGCATTGCCGCCTAAGAGCAGAAGAGGATGTGGAAGCAGAACTTTTCAAAACGTATGGCACAGACCCTGAAAACATGGTGTCTGACTTGCAAAAAGAAGGCATGATTGCCTTAAAGATTGTTGAGAATCTCCAGCAGGTACGGGAACTTCAAAACCAGCTTGTGGGCGACCAAACAGACCCATTAGTTGAACTGAAGAAGCAAGAGCTGCAACAAAGCGCCCAGCGAGATCAAGCTAAGACGCAAGAAGCCAGCGCCCGCCTCCAAATGGAGCAGATGGACAAGCAAAAGCAAGACCAAATTGACTTGGCTAAAATTCAGTCTAACGAAAAAATTGCAAATGAACGTATTATGGCTATGTTACAAAAAGGAGCCCAAAATGCCTCTCAAACCCGGAAGCAGTAGAAAA